TAACATTTGAGTTCGGGATCGCGGTCTATCCAATGCTCACCGTTCTCCCGCTTCATCGCCGCCGCTTCCGGCTTGTACGGAATCTCGCCGTCGCCTTCCACGACGCCTCGCCCCTCACCGGCTGGCCAGCGGCTCTTCGTCTGGCCTGGCACCAGACCATTACCCCGCCGCATCGTGAACGTATGGCGCAGGAGCCCGTCGATGCCTACATTGCCTCGACCGACATCAGCGCCCAGCATCTCTCAAAACTTACCCCGCATATTCCCTGGTACACGGTGACGAATGGGTGGGACTACGGCGTCTATCCCCGGCCGCGGCCCGTGGAGGGGCGTATTTTTTACCACACCTCTGCCGAGCGGGGCCTGTCGCTCCTCCTCAAAGCCTATCCGCTCATTCGGCGGCGGTTCCACAAGGCCCACGTGGTGGTGTATACCCGTCTCGACACGGTGAAACAGCATCATCCAGGGCTCTGGCACGCGCTGGAAGATGAGCTGTATCAACCAGGCATGTCCCTCGAACTACATCACGAGGGTGCTTCACGCAACGTCGTACTTGAAGCCCTGTCACGCGCCCAAGTCCTGGCGTATCCCTCAGAGCCCAACATGCCGTGTGAAGTGATGCCCCTCTCCGTCATGGAAGCCTGCGCGCTTGGTGTTCCTGTCGTGACCGCGCCCAGTGATGGTTTTGAGCTGGCCTTTGACAAGGCCCTTGACGTCTGTCCGTCGCCGCCCTCTGAGCATTTAGAAGTATTTGCCCAGCATGTCGTGCACGTGCTGACGGACTATAAATGGCGCCATGATTTGGGGAAACGGGGCAAGATGTGGGCAAAGCAGCATACGTTTCTCCAGACGGCGCGAGCGTTTCTCAGTGTCGTGGCACAAGTGCTCAGGCACAAGGAGGGCGCATGCTCGATCGACTTAGATGTCTAGGCAGCTGTGGCTACCTTGGCGGGATTCCCTCAGTGCCAGAACCCTTCTGCTGGAGCTGGGGCGCGATGCGGGAGTTTAACACGGAGTTCCTCTGCCAACAGGGGGAGATGATTCATTACACCCGCGCGACCTTCTCCCTGCACAGCAGTGCCCGGAACTTTTTGGTGCGTGAGCTACGCGGTGACTGGCTCTGGATGACTGATACAGATCATCTGTTTGAGCCAGATATCGTGTTCAAGATGGTGAAACTCCAGCAACAGTATCAGTTACCCGTGCTCACTGCCATCTATCGCCACAAAGCCTTACCGCATCACCCGATGCTGTGGGCCTGGGATGAGGCAGACCAGGGCTTTATGCCGTTCATGGAGTACGATACCACGGTGCCATGTTTCCAGGTGGATGCGGCGGGGGGTGGATGTTTGCTGATCCACCGTAGTGCGATAGAGAAGCTTGAGCGTCTGTGTCAGCCGCCAGAAGAGCTGTTTGATCATAGCGGGAAATGGGGCGAAGACCTCTCCTTCTTCCGTAGATGCAAGCAGGCCGGTATCCCTGTCTACGCCACGTCTCTTGCAGAAACAATACACCTGATGACGCGTGGTATTACCGATGAAGACTACGTCAAAGACTGGTGGGAGTCTCAACAGGTTGAGACACGAGCGGTGCAATGATGACCACAGAGCAACTGCGCGCGCTCCAGACCGGAGATATCATTCAAAGCAAGACTACTGGCGTCAGTTATGTGGTCACAGGGAACTACGGCGATCATGTGACGGCGGTCAAAACAGTCGATGTGACGCATGCAAGCGAATGGCGTGTGATCGTCAAGAGGCAAGAGCAGGATGAGACAAAGGCGGTGCGCTAGTGGCTGACATCCCTCCCGTATTCAGTGCCGAAGCGGTTGTTGGCGTCTACGATCCGTTTACACCCGTGGAGACTGCTGCGTCCATTATCAATAGCGTACGCGATCAGATCCCAGATCCTGTGTACAACGATGCCGGCGAGCCTGAGCCTGATCTGGATGGCTCATTCCTGAGAGCCCAGACGCTCTATCGCTGGCTGACGAATGGGATCTTAGAAATATCTCGCATGGCTAATTTCTTAGTTCCGGACTGGTATGCGCTTCCATCGGTCAATATGGGAGAGTCGTACACGATTGATTCCAAATACGTCTCGGTAGAAGCCGTGTGGGTAAACCAGCTCAGATGCGTCTATTTAGACGAAAATTGGCGGATCTATCCTAGTTCATATGTTGGCCAACCGTTAAGTTACTCCATGAATAGGCGCGCTGGAGCATTTGATATAAGTCTTTATAGTGCTCCAAATCAAACAGACCCAGTCACAGCTTTGACAGTAGCAATGTCAGAGGCGAATGTTACTCAGTTTACCGTAGCCGATGCAACTGGTTTTCTTTCCTACGGCTGGGTCCGTATTGAAGGTGAATTAATTGAGTATCGCCTTGTCAATGCAACAACAAAAGTTGTCTCAGTACTGAGGCGTGGGCGTGCAGGAACAAAAGCGAGAACACATGAGATTGGCGCGCCAGTTACACATTGTAGTATGTGGTTAAAAGGTCAACGTCGTCCCTTACCGGTCTATGTCAGTACCGATATTGTTGAAATTCCCTCGGTATTTTTAGCTCCTCTTGAACTCTACGTGCTCTCGAAAGTACGCGAAGCAGAGCAAAGTAGAGCTGAGGCAAAGAGTCTTTATCAGGATTTTATTCAAGCGTGTAAAGACATCTGTGGAGATCCTGTGTGGCAGCAACTTGATGGGACATTTGCTGTACAAGCATACGGTGGCTGGCATGGGGGACCCATTTATCCACTCGGTCCATTCGGCACCATTGTGCCCTAGAGTAGTCGTATGCCTGAGAACGTCAAGCCAATCACCAAAGCAGATTTTTCCGGAGGCCTCAATACGGTCGCCTCGCCCTGGGCGCTCAAACCCACGGAGCTGCTGCGCTGCGAGAACTTTTTGCTCGACCAGACGGGCGCGTTGCGGGTGCGTGATGGCGTCGTCACGGTGGAAGCCCCACCGACGATCCCGGCGACCGTGGCAAGTGTGCTGGACCTCAACTCGCTTTCCCTCAATAATGGGTCGATCTTTCGCCTGCGTCTTACGAGTGAAGTCGACGGCACGCAGAAACTCTACCGCAGTGAGACGCCCTGGACGCTGCTTGGGACCTTTGCACTGCAGTACGACACCCCTACGATGCTGAATTTTCTGGACCAGACGCTTATTACGGACGGCTATACCGTGCCTTACGTGACAGACGGCGCCAGCTTCAGTATCTTTCCGACTGATCCAGCCGCAGACATGATCCCTGGTGCCAAGTGGATGGTCATTCACCAGAATGCCGTGTGGGCCTGGAATACGGCTCAAACGACGTCGACCTATGATGGGCCCTCATCGATACGCCAAAGTGACGTGGAAAACTTTCACTCCTGGCCCGTCGGCAATCAGTTGTTCGTGGCGAAAGATGACGGACAATCGGGGACAGGCATCGGGGTCTTTACGATTGCCGAGGCGGGCATTTCCCCGGATAACGTTCTGGTGCTCTTTAAAGACTTCTCGACGTATCAGGCTTCAGGAGCGTTTGGCGCCAGTGCTGCGCCAACGATTACGCAGGTGAAAACCGATATGGGCTGTATTGCTGGACGCACGGTACAGTTCATCCCGAACTTTGGCATGATCCGTCTGACGCACCGAGGCTTTGCGCTTTTCAACGGCCTCAACGACCAGGTTATTTCAGACAACATTCGGCCCTATATTTTTGGCCATGACGACATTACCGGGCTCAACTATACCGCGGTACATCTCTCCGTCGCCACGCAATCCCAAAACCCGCCGCTCTATATCTGCGCCTGTCCATCGACACCGCAAAGCACCGGGCTTGACCGAGTGTTCGTGTTCGATGTGACCAAGAAAGCCTGGACCATCTGCACCTTTCCAACCCCGTGGGCCACCTGCAACCTGCTCCTCGAACCTGGCGCCTTACCCTATACCCAGGCCGGGCTCTCAGCGCACTCAGCGGTGCAGCGCATCTTTACGGGGGACCTCCGCGATGATGGCGTACCGATTCCTTGGCAGGTGCGCTTTCCGCCACTGCCGCAACCGATGCGCCGGGCCTATCTGCGCCGGTTTCTGGCGGAGTTCTTTGCCATCTACGCT